CGGTTGAAGAAGGATCTGAATCCTCGAAATGTATAGTCACTGGTACAATACTAGCCACACCATCCGCATATGTAGTTGCAGCAGGCATACTACCAATAAGCTCATTTGCGCCATCATCATCACCAAATAAAGCAAGGCATATTCTGTTAATTGCTTTATCACTCGCCATAAATGTCATAGAGATTTCATACATTCTATCATGTCTTTGCGCTCTAACCATATCGTCACTTTGCGCTAAACCGCCATTTAAACGAAATGGCGCCACACTTAGTGTATGTGAGGCAACTTCTGAAAAGCTATAGTCGGTTACTGGCATTTCTATTGTCACTCCAGCAGCTAGTGTTGCTGTACCCATTGTCACTTCTGTGCCAATAGTGACTTTAGAATTT